CACTTGGATATTCCAAGTTCCTACGACCTCTATTTTTGTTATTTCTATTGCTTTTGTTATTGCCATTTTTTATTTCCTATTAGTTATTATGCCGTTGAGTAAATAATTATACATCTTAGCTGTTTGTCATTTCCAAATTCATTGTATGTATATGTACTGCCATCTGTTTGCATTACACTAGCTGCAGCCGAATTGTTACCTTGCATAATAGTAATATCATCTTTATCGGAATCAGTAAAAGTTACAACACCTCCTTGTGCTGAAGAATCCGTATTGAGAGAAGTAAAAGGCAAAGTTAAAATAGCAAAACCTGAAGCATCACTTGTGCCATCAAGTGTAATTGCACAACTAGCATATACCAAGCGACCAACTTTAGTGTAAATAGCAGATTCAATTGTAGGAGTTCCTCCATAATTTTGTAGAGTTGGTGTCCAAGTGCCTTCTTCATAATCGTCAAGAATATTGGCTGCACCAGTTCCACCTAATCCAATACCACCAGTAACATTTACACCACCTGAAGCAGTTGCTAACTTTATAACATTGTTATGATAAAGTGATACTGCACCATCTGAAACTGCGTTTATCATATACTCATTAAGTGCTGCGTTCACAACCCCCACAGCATTTCCACCAATAAATAAATCTCCAGTGCCACTATCTATTATGCGAGAATCATTTCCAGTATGTTGAATAGTTAAGTCACTACTAGCACCAAGTTTAATTTTGTCACCATCACCCATGTTAAGATGAGTAGATAGTGTAGTCTCACCTGTAACTGCAAGTGTACCACTAAACTTACCTGTAACAGTATCTACAGCAGTTGATATTATATCGGCAGGTTTTTGTCCAACGTAAGGCATATTAGGTTATCTCCATTATACTCAATGTACCAGAAAGTTTATCTGCAACGGAACAATCTATTGTTATTTGGTCAGTAGTTTCAAGTACAACCTTGTTACCAGCCATTAGTTCCAAAGCACCACCAACAGGTATTGGAGCATTTTTAACTATGATACTCGTTGCGTTTGCTGCGTTGTTTGTAACTGCTCTATTTGCAGTATCACTAACTAAATTTACAGTAGCTGTAACTTGCGAGGTATGTAGATTGGATAAAACTAAACCTAGTATGATTGTAGTTGTACCACTTGCTGCTGTGTACATCACATATGGTGTTCCTGCTGATGCAGGTTCTGCAGCGAAGTTTACAACCTTAAATGTATTTGCCATTTCTTTTTCCTTTTATATTAACCAAGTGCAATAGCAAGTGCTGTGGCATTATCATCTGTTACTGCTGTTAACACACTAACGTCCATTCGTTTTAAAGTTCCACCATCACTTACAAATAATTCATCATCTAATGCTAACCCAGAGGTTAAAGCCGTTTGACCAGATATAACATTATCATTAAGGTGCTCGCTCTCAACTGCATTATCTGCAATTTTTGCTTCTGTTATAGCATCTGCCGCTATTAGTCCTGTAGTAATCTGCAAATTAGCAATATGAGCCGTATCAATAGAAGCATCTGTATAGTGTTCTGAATCTATGGCATCGTCTGCTATTTTAGCACCAGTTATAGCATCGGCTGCTATTAGTCCTGTGGTAATCTGTAAGTTGGCTATGTGAGCCGTATCTATAGAAGCATCAACGTATTGGTCACTATCTATTGAGTTAGCTGCCATCTTAGCAACAGTAATCTGAGAATCTGCAATGTGAGCCGTATCTATTGATCCATCCGTGTAATGCTCAGAGTCTATAGCGTTATCTGCTATTTTATCGCCATTAACAGCATCGGCTGCTATTAATGCTGTAGTAATCTGTAAATTACCAATATGAGCTGTGTCAATAGATGCGTCAACGTATTGATCACTGTCTATTGAATTAACTGACATGTGAGCAAGGTCAATAGATCCATCTGTATAATGTTCAGAGTCTATAGCGTTATCTGGTATTTTTGCAGAAGTAACGGCATCTGCCGCAATCAAAGCCGTTGTGATTTGTAGATTAGCAATGTGAGCCGTATCTATACTGCCATCTGTATAATGTTCAGAGTTTATAGCGTTGTCCACTATCTTAGCACCAGTAATAGCATCGGCTTGGATATCGGCTGTTTCTATTGTATTATTAGGGAAAAGAGGAACGGCTGTAAAAGTAGCGACACCTGTAACACCTAATGTACCACCAACAGTTCCGTCACCAGTTACCGTTAACGAACCCCCAACCGAAGCACTATTAGTAATAGGCATATTACCATTAGCATCAAGAAACACGGCTTTTTCTGCGGGTTGTGTGCAAAAGATAGTTCTTAAACCATTCGTCCAAACAACCTCATCATCATCGTTACTAGATTGTAACACAGTTGTTCTAGCTAAAGTTGTGCCAGATAATGTATAAGTTCCAAGACCTATTTCAAAATCAACCCCATCCGTACAACAATAGTAAGTGGTATTAGAGTTACCGATTACAGAAAACGCTTCAAAACCATTCTCAGCACCAGCTAAAGTATAAGTACCCGTTCCCGTTGTGCTTGTGGTTTCTTTAATTCTATCTGCTAAAACTAATGCCATTCGTTAAGTCCTCGGTCTTGAAGGTAAGCCCCTTCTATAGGCATCGTGATTTTCTCTTGCTTCTCCAAGATCCTTCAACCTAGATAGTCCATCCATAAATCTTTTTTCGTAAAGAGCAATTATATCTGGTTCGCCTTTCATAAAAATATACGCTTCTAATAAGGCTCCGTAAAGAAGTACATTAGGAGCATTCTCACTTACCCAGGTTGTATTAGACCCAGAATCCACTAGGCTTGTTGGTCTATAAAAATAGTGTAGTTCAACTGTATACGCTGAATTAGGAGTAGGGGCTAGTAAAAAGTGATCCACACTAAACACAGCATAGTATCTCGGTACACCTGTTGTTGAAGCGTTTGGTGTATACTCTCTTAAAAAGTTTACATCTTTTTGTAATAAAAAGTTTTCAGAACCACTAGTTGTTATTTGTAAAGAAAACACCGCTAGGAAGTCATCTGGAACAGATAAAAATTGATCAGAAGAAGTCATAGCTGAAGTAACATTCTTTCTAAAATATTCTAAATCTATAGATTCAAATATTCTGTCTTCGGCTGCTTTAATAAAATTAGGTAGATTAGTTACAAACGTGGATTCTGTATTGTCTGTGTAATCTTGAATAGCTGTTTTTAATGTTGCAAATGTAAAGCTCATTTATGTCCCCAATGTAACTGGACCAGCCGTGGATATTCCACCACCACCTTTTATATTACCCGTTTGTGCCGTTTCACCAACAACTGTGAATGTATATCGATCATCACTAACTTTAGTTATAGTGTATCCTGTGGCTTTTTCAAGCACTGTCCTCGTGAAAGAGTCAAAGCTTGATACTGATCTAAATCTTACTGTATCATCTGATGATCTTCCATGAAGAGGTTCTAGAACTGTTATTACAGAAGTATTAATGTTACCAGAACTAAATGCATTTAATCCAAGTAAGTTCTCTACGGTCACTTCTGTACGGCTTGTAACTCTTGGTTGATACAATGCTGTTGGATCAGGTCCAGGATGATTAGGTTTTAGCTGTGGGTGCTTTTCTTCATATTCATCAGGACCCACTTTCAAACCATTCCATTCGGTTTTCATTTCTTTTAAACGATAACGAAATCCAGAACGATCTGAAAATCCCCATGCTTTTTTCCCTGTTGCATACTTTGCCATATCAGTAACTATAATACGTCATGCTAGGTGTTAATTTTAAAGGAGTGCTATTTGCATCCTCGGCTGCTGCTCTTTGAAATTCTTCTTCGTAAACTGATTTTAATAGTTGCACTCTCTCTGGTGCTTTCTTCATTGCTAAATAATAAGCAAGACCAGCCACCATACAAGGAAGGAACCTGAATGGTGTGTCTGCATTATTTATCAATGAATCAGCGTCTTCAATACGTCTTACATAATAGTAAACTAAAGTGTAAGAAGCGTTTGGTGTTGCCCACAAAGTAATCGTAGGGATAACTTGTCTATCAAAAAAGTATTGACTAGGTTGACCAGTAGTTCCTTTGTTCGGAATAGTTAAATACTCACCTCGACTCATTTGACTTAAAGTAAAATCCACATTACTGCTGTTTCTTAAAACAACTTCTAACAAGTCCACATAAGTAGCATCTAATGTATAAGTGGCTGTACCAGAAGTTATAGCTTTAGTTTCTTGTTTGACAGTCCACATGTTAAGACCACGATTTGCCCAATCAGCAAACATTAGATTCAGAGAACGTCTAGCTGTCTTTGCGTCATAACCAGTACGCATCTCCAAGCCACAACGCTCGTAAGCTTCCTCTATTATTTCACCGACATCTAAATCGAAATCTCTTGAACCTGATGTTGTCATTTACTTCTTCTTCATTTTCATGGCTTTTCCCATCATGGCTTTAACAGGCTTTTTCATGTTAGCTCCACCCATCATTTTCTTAACAGGCTTTGACTTTTTTGTGTCTAAAAATGCTTTTAGTCCTGCGTTTATTTTTTTCATTATGTTTTCCTTTTTAATGATTTAACTCTTCTTGGCTTACCTGCTGGTTGACCTAATTTGTTCTTCTGGTTTATTCTACTACGTTTTTCAGCAGAAGTCATCTCCGCAGAAGTTTTCGGAGTTTTCTTAGAAATTCGTTTGCTTGGACGACAATAAGGTACACCTCTTTTTTCACCTTTTTTACGACCGCAAGCTTTACCCGTTTTAACGTCTTTCCAATCTTCCTTAAACCATCTCTTTAAGGCTAATCCTGCTTTTGTTTTTCTAACTGCCATTATGCTTTCTTTGTTTCTTTTCTTTTACCTTCCAAAATAGCACCACAGCCTCTCGCAATTTTTGGATTATTCGTTGGTCTTTTTCTATATGCTTTGCCGTTTGATGCTTTGATAACACCTTGCTTATCTTTGACATTCTTAATAGCTTCTATAAGACCACCATCTTTTTTCTTTTTTGATTTATTACCATAATTAGCGGCACCTACCTTTCGGCATTTTGCAATAGCTCCTCCAGCATAAGCACTTGGAAAAACTTTAAATTTTGCTTTTACTTTCCGATAACATGCGTCTTTTGGCATTTCTTAACTCCTCTAATCCAGTTACCCGATAACATCTACACGACCATTTTTTCTTGTTACAAGATAGACAATACTTAACGGGGCTTCCTTTTATTATTTGTTGTTCTTTTTCTTGATCCTTCTTTGAGTCCACCTAGATTATAACCTTTAGCTTTTGGTTTCTTTTTACTTCCAACGGATTTTGTTATCTGTTGTGGCATCGAGCTTCGCAACATTGTCATTCGGTGAACTCCTTCTTATAAAATCTTCCCATAAAGGTTTTATCATTTTATGGTT